GCCCAGTACAACGACCTTGGGATCTTCGGGGCGCAGACGGTAATGGGCGCTTGGGGATAGCCAGGCACCGGAGCGCTTTGGCCAGACTGCTCGAGGGGCTTTGCCGTCATATCGCATCATGGCGTTGCCTGCTTCGGGTCAACCGATGCAACTTCTATGCCAGGCTGGGTGAGATCAACCCGAGTCCTAAGGGCTGTTGCAAAGTCGGTTGACTTGAGTGCAAGAATGTGCTCCTCGGCGCCGTTCATGGCCCGAGCAGGCGTGGCCTGCGGCACCGGCACGACATAGAGGGCGTGCCCGTTCGTCGCGGCCGTGTCGTCGTCCTGGACGATGCCGGCCGTGCCGACGTTGGCCGTGCCCGTGAAGGTCGGCGCCGCCACGGATCCCGCCGGCGTCAGGGTCGCCGTGCGGTAGACGAGCACCTTGGCGTTCGTGTAGTCGAACTCGAAGGTGTAGCCGGACTTCGGGTCGATCGCGACCCCGCCGGTCAGGAAGGTCCGCAACCCGAGATCCGCCGCCGTCAGACTCTCGCCCCCCGTGGGATAGCTCGAGTCGAAGTCGATCGTGGCGGTCACCTCGTTGATGTTCCCCACCTGGCGGAAGTAATCCCCTGTGAGGCTGACAGTCAAGGCCATGATGCGTTCCTCCGCCTGCGGGCTAGTAGCCCATGGCGATCACGGTGCCGCTCTGACTGGCCGCTTCGCAGTCGAACGTCACCGTTGCCCGGTTGTTGGCCGTTGCCCAACTCACGTTGACCTGCGAGCCGGACGGATTCGCCGTGGAGTTCGTGAAGGCAGCGAAGACGATGCGGCCGAGTCCGGGCTGCCACGTATCCCCGTCGTCCACCGACGTCACGTCGGCGGCGACGATGTGGAGGTTGCCCGCCACGAACTCGACCTTCGTCCCAGCCGTCTCGGCGACCGCTGCCATCGGGGCCGCCCGCTACGGCGTGCCTCCGGAGAGTTCCGTCGAAAACAGCTGGAGATGCACCAGGATGCTGTCCGACACGATGTCGTTCGTGGCGGCGGCGAGCGCCGTGCCGATCCACAGCTCGTGCCCGTCCGAGCCGAAGAGGTTGACGAGGTTCGCGCCAGCCACCACCGGGTCGCCCTCGGCGATCGTCGTGGTCGCCGTCACGTCGGCCCGCACCGGCCCCTCCACCTGAATCCAGCCGTAGTAGAGGTTCGTGAGCCCCTGGTTGCCCAGGACCACGCCCGCCACTGTCCAGGCCTCGTCCCCGTCGGCCGAGTCCTCGATCTGCCACGTCGAGATCAGCTCCAGGTCGTCGTTCGCCGCCAGCGCGACCGTCAGCGGGTAGTCGGCGTCCAGCGTGATGGCCGTCGTCGTGTTGCCGGCGATCGGGCTGATCTCGGTCTCCGGGGCGTCCCCGGCCGAGTCGGCGTTGTCCAGCACGTAGCAGAGCCCGCCCTGGTGGCGGCTGGCCGTCAGGCCCGTGGTCACCGCCGAGGTCGTCGTCCCCGACGTGATGTTCGACACCGTGGTCGTCTTGGTGTTCTGGGTGTCCGAGGCGTAGCTGTGCAGCTCGCCCATCGTGATCGCCGAGCCGTTCACGTTCCTGATGTACTTCAGAATGCGGACCCCGAAGTCGTCCGTGACGATCGAAATCGCCCCGGGTCGCCCCTGGGGCTCCGCGTCGTTGCCGTTGATGTCGCGCATCCCGAGCCCCGTGATGCTGGAGAGTCGGAACACCAGATCGGTCGTGCTGTTCGCCATCGTCGTCTACTCCTCGCCGCCGGCCTGCGAGCCGGAAACGGCTGCTGGGACGTGAAAGATCGGGCGGCGCTCCTCGAGCGTGTTCCCGAGCGCCCGGTGGCCGACCGTCGCCAGCTGCGGCGGCGTCCGGCCGCGAATCTTCAGGACCTTGGGCCAGAACCCGAGGCGCTGGAGCGTGGCCCGCTTGAACAGCTCGGTCGTGTCGAACTCGTGCGTGTGGACCGGGCCGTTATGAATCACGACGCGCGTGCAGCGTTGCTCGTGCGCCGCCCGCCAGACGTACTGCGCCACCACATGGCAGGTACAGTGCGTGCGAACGTCCGGCGTCTGGACACCGGGCGGCAGTTGGACGTGGAGCGTCCGGTCCCGGTCAGGCACCGGCAGCGCCATCGTCCGGAGCGCCGCCCTGGCCCACTCCCGAGAGGTCATGGCCTAGCTGAGGCCCGACGCCACGCCCTGGAAGCGCGGCCCGCGGCAGACCAGCGCGCCCCAGTAGATCAACTGGCCGATGCTGATCTGCTGGTTCGTCTGTTCCATGAAGCCCCGGAAACGGAAGTCCCACTTGCGGTGGGTGAACAGCTCCCAGAACTTCGTGTTGAGGTAGTACTGGAAGCCCGCCGTGCAGTGCGAGTCCACCATCGTGTTCGCGCCGTTGAACCGCACGACGTCGAAGCCGATGTCCCGCAGATCCTCCGGGGCGTTGCGCTCCGACGGCTGGGACTTCTCCCAGATCCGGTTCCAGAGCGTCTGCGTGGTCGCGATCAGGTTCGGCTTCTCCCGACCGACCACGCACGAGCCGAAGTTGCTGTTCATCGTGGCGAGCGACACCGCGCCGCCCGTGGTGTCCTCCACGGCGGCCCGCACCGAGGCGCCCTCGGCGTCCGTGCCCCGCACGATGCCCCCGTAGGTGCCCGTGCGGCTGACGCCGATCGCCAGCCCGTCCAGGTCCTTGCTGGCGTTGCCCGTGCCGTCGCCGAACATCTGGACGCCCAGGTCGTTGATGAGCGACAGCTCGCCGTTCTCCATCGCCGCGTCCACGAGGTCGAAGGTCTGCTCGGGCGAGTCGTTCAGGTCCACGTCGATCACGTTCAGGTTCACGGGGGCGTAGGCGAACTTCCAGTTGAACGCCATGGTCGTCGCGAACTCCTTGACCTCGGTGTTGAACGTGTCGCCCCGGCCGTAGGAGCTGGCCTCGAAGCCGGAGTGGATGTGCGGGACCTTGATGATCTCGCCGCCCCGCACCGGCACGGACTTCTGCTTCTTCATGTAGACCCACAGCGGGGCCGACCCGAAGAAGTTGTCGATCAGGCCCTTCCGGCGGTTCTCCGCCGTGCTGGAGACGAAGGTGTTTAATGTCTGCGTCCTTGTCGGTGTGGCCACGGGCTACTCCTCCTCGTCGGCAGCCACGGACGCAGGCACTCTCGACATTACCGGCCCAACGCCGGGAACATCGTGGAGACACCTTCGGGCCCGTGCTGCGCTTTGACGTCGTCCATGACGGCGCGGAACCGCTCGTCGCGGCTCTGCGGCGCCTGCTGATCCTCGGGCTTCGCGTCCGACGGCACGAGGGTGGAGCCGCTCGGCCCCAGCGACGGCGTCGCCCGCTTCGCCGCCTCCTCCTGCTGCGTCTCGATCTCCTTGAGCTTCTGCTTGAGCGTCTCGTTCTGCCCCACCAGGTCCAGCCGCTCCTGCGCCATCTGCATCGGGTCGATCTTCGACGGATCGGCGTACTTCATCGCCTCTTCGTGCCACTTCCGCGCCGCCTCGATCTTGTCGGGCGGCATCACGAACTGGAGCGTCCGCCACATCACGTCGGCCGCCGCCCGCTGCCGGGCGTCGAGCGACTCCTGCGTCCGCTTGGCGTAGTCCTCCGCCACCTTGCTGAACTGCTGCGTCCACGGCACTAGGACCGACTGCTGGAGGTGCTGCGCGATCGACTGCGTGAACGCCTGCTTCTCCTGCGGGGTCAGCCACTCGTAGCCCGGCTGCTGCTGCGCGACCTGCTGCGCCTGCTGCTGGACGCCTTGGGCCCCCGCCTGCGCGGGCTGGCCGTTCGACTGCGCCCACGACCGGATCGTCGCCTCGTTGGTCGTGTACCAGTCGAGGACGGGCTTGGCCTGCGTCACGTAGGCCTCGTACTGCTTGACGGTCGCCTGGAGCGCCTGGAGGCCCTCGGACTGCTTCCGCAGCTCCCCGAGTTCCTTGCCCTGCTCGCCGAGCTTCTGCTCAAGCGCCGCATGCGCCGCCTCGGCTTCCTCGTGCGTCTTGAACTTCGCCATCTCGTTCTCCCCTTGGCTCCCCTGGGACCCGTGGGCGATGATCTGCGGCCCGAAACGAGAAACGCCCTGATCCCCCCTTGCGCAAGGAATCAGGGCGTCTCGTCCAGCCTCAGCCGCCGAGCGGGGAGCTACCCCGCCCGGTGGGCCGCACTCATCGTCCTACATGGCTTCCCCAGGACCTGCGGTGGTCACCATGTGCGCTGCATCGGCGGCGCCGGTTGCCTGACGATCCAGACCGCGCCGCGTCACTTGTCCTCGTCCTTCTTGTCGCCCCGGAGCACGGCGATTGCCGCCGCGATCCGACCCTTGACCTGCTCGTCCGCTTCTTTGCCGAAGGCCGACTCCAGCCGCTCGAGCGCCTGGGCCACGTCCTCGGTGGACGCGCCGCGGCGCTGCGCGAGGAAGCCCGCCAGCCGCTGGTGCAGCGGCTCGGCGTCCCGCGCGGTCTGGGAGAGGCCCTCGACGAGGGGCAGCATCGCTACGTGCCGCCCGCCCGCTTCGTGGTGACGTTGCCGCTCTTGGCGACGTCCTTGAGCGGCGACTTGATCGCGCTGCCGGACTCGTATTTCTGCGTGGGCGCGTTGCTCTTGGGCTTCATCGCACTCCTTTCATCGGCGGCGCATCGAGCGCCGGTGCGAGCGGCGGGCGTCGCGCCGGAAGTCGCCTTCCGAGTGCATCGCCCCCGTCTTCATGTTCTTGGCCTCGACCACGGTCCCCTTGCCGCGGAACGCGAGTCTGACCGGCCCTTTGGAGGTCTGCTTCACGCGGTAGCGAGCGCCGCGGAGCGGCATCAGTTGACCCCGCCCAGGAAGATCCCGCGGGAGGTCACCAGCGTCCAGTGGAACGCCGGCACCACCACGCCGCTGATCTGGAACGGGCGGTCGTAGACCGGGAAGGACCATGCGAAGAAGAGCGGCTGGATCGGCCCTATGTGCCAGGCTGTCATACCGGCCCCGCCGCTCCGGAGAGCATCTGTTTGAGCAGGATGATCGGGAGCCCCCCGCCCATGGCCCCGCCCTGAGGCCCGGGCATCGCCGGCGTCGGCATCGGCAGCCCGCCCGGCATCGGCAGGGGACCCGGCGGCACCATCGGCGGCATCGGCGGGCGGGCCAGCGGTGACGGGAACGGCAGGGGACCCGCGCCGGGCGGCAGTGCCCCCGGCATCGCCCCGAGCATGGCTCCCGGCATCGGCGGCGCGGCGCCGGGAAGCCCCGGCCCCATCGGGCCACCGCCTGGGCCACCCATCAGCGACTGGATGCGCGCCAAGAGCATCACGCGGTCGAGGTCGCCCATCTGGCCCTGGAGCATGGTCGAGGCCGAGGGTTGCGCGCCGGAACTTCCCTGCCGCTTGCGGGAGAGCCCCAGAACTTGGGAGATCTCGCGGAGCCCGGCGCCGGCGAGCAGGCCGGTGGCGAAGGCGTCCTCGCCTCCGCCCTGGTCTGGCGGTCCACCGATCCCGAGCGGCATCAGCGGCTCCTCATCTGCTCCGTAGCATGGGCATCCTGACACGCCGATGCAAGAAGTTTTTTGAGGATCACCGCTTCTCCCCGGCCGACTTCGCCAGCGCCTGGGACACCTCGGGCGGCACCGTCGCGCGCTCTTCGCGGGCGCGCTTGAGCATCTCCTCGGGGTTCGGGAAGTCCGCCGCGCGCAGCACGTCCACGCCCGGCGCCAGCGCGGCTTTGTAGAGGTCCATCATGAGCTGCGCGCGCTTGAGCCGGCTGCCCGGCGCCGAGGAGCCCGGCGACACCAGGAAGCGCACGTAGCGCAGCGCCTCCCGACGCTTCTCGGGCTCGATCGGTCGGCCGTCGTCGTCCACGAAGAACTCCTGCCGCTTGATCGCGTACTCGATCGCGTCGCCGCTGGGGCCCACGAGATGCACCACGCGGTCGGAGGGGAAGAACTGGAACACGCGGCTCAGGAGCTTGTTGCCGACGCGAACGAAGAAGTCCTCCAGCCGTGACGCCCGCGAGCGCGTCATGAGGTTGGCGCCCTCCTGCAAGCCCTCGATCGCCTGGCCCGACTGCAAGGACCCCGGCGTCTCGCCGAGGGTCACGTCCGTCACGCCCGTGAGGAGCTGCGCGAAGGTGAAGATCGCCCGCGAGAGGTTGATCTTGTCGGTGCCGAACACGGGCGGCGGCTGGATCGTCAACGCGGCGTTCCGGTTGCGCTTCCGCATGATGATCGACCCGGCGATCTTCTGAAGCTTCTCCCAGACCTTCGGTTCCAGGGCGTCGTGGTCCCCGATCACCGACAGGAAGTTGCTCAGGAGCTGGTTCTCCACCAGGCCGTCCATGATCTGGTTGAAGGACAACTGCAAGCGCATGAGCCGGCGAGGCTCGGAGGACCCGTAGGGGTGCTCCGGATCGACGATCCAGTCGTACCAGTCGATCGGCGGCACGCCGTCCCAGTACGGGTTCGGCCCGTCCCAGAGGATCAGGTCCCGGGTCTTGAGGATCATGCGCCCGCCGGGGAAGAGCAGCGTGCCGTCGCCGTTCCGCCGGCGGTCGTTGATGAGGCATTCCCGCACCATGGCGCGCGGCAGCGCCTCGCTCTGGCCGCTCCGGCGCCCCAGTAGGTCGTTCAGGGGCGACAGGATCGTCCGGGCCTTGGCCTGCTCGCGGGTCTCGGACAGCACGGCGTCGGCCTTGACCTCGGCGCCGCGCGCCAGGAAGCGCGCCCGCAGGTCGTCCAGCGCCCGCACCCGGTCGATGAAGAGGTAGTCCCCCGACCCGACGAGCGCCGCCTCCTTGACCATCGGGTCGAAGACCACCTGCTTGATGCCGAGCACCTCCATGACGAAGCTGTCCGTCACCATGTCGTAGCCGGTGTAGAGGCCGGCCGAGGCGTTGATCGCGGCGGTGTGGCACATCTTGAAGGTCTGCCGCTGCATCTTCTCGTCTTCCCAGACGGCCGAGATGACCGGCTGCGCCACCTGGGCGACCTTCTTGAGCCCGAGCTTCTTGTTCTCCACCCGGATGATCGGGCGGTTGTCGGTCAGCTGCGCGACCATGCGGTCGATGAACGCCTGGATGAAGTTGGCCTCGAAGTACGGGTCGCGGTCGGCCGGCCCCCCCTCGCCCCGGTAGAGTCTGAGATCGCGTTCGAGGTCGACGTCCTTGACCCAGCGGTCGCGCGCCTTCTTGCCCTCGTCGTAGAGCGCGTCCAGCTCGTCGATGAGCTTGCGCTCCTCGGCCGAGTTTCGCCGGGTCTGGCCGAGAGCGTCCACGCGCTCCGTGAGCAGGCGCGCCACCGTCGGTTAGCCCTCCGGGGTTCCGGCCAGCATCGCCTGGCGGAGCGCCACGGTGTCGAGCAACGTCGGCGCGGGCGGCGGCGACGGCGTGGGCGCGGCCTGGGGCTGGCGCCCCCGGAACGGTGTCTGGGGTCGGCGCTGGTGGAGGTCCTCCAGGAACGCCTTGCGCCCGCAGCCGGGGCCGTCCTCGGGATCGGGGCAATACTTCTGCCCGCGGCGGACGGCCTGGAACGCGCCCCCGCAGTAGAGGCATGTCCCGGTCGCTCCGGCGGCGACCTGGCCCGGCGAGGCGGCCGGCGGCGCCGCGATCTCGTCCAGCACGGTCTCGCTGGCCATCACGGCGGTCTCGCCGCGCTCGTGCGCTAGGTGGATGTAGGACATCAGGTACTGCCAGGGCCGCGCCCCGTTGTCCAGACACAGCTCGCGGATCAGGTCGGCTTGGTCCTGGGGCAGGTGGCGCAGGACCACGGCAGCCGCGTCGTCGAGGCTCG